GGAATACAACTTGATAGAGCAATAGCCAGCATTATCCATGGGCGCACCAGTGGAATAGATCTTAAGACCAGCCGAAACAACTCGCCATTTGCGGACGTTAGTAGGCGGGGTCAAAAGTGTGGCCATCGCTGTATTAGCGAAAGTAGCAACGTTGGCGGCAGTACTAGCCGCTTGTTTATAGTGGTTTGAAATGTCCGCAGTGAACCACGCTGAAGTGGTACCATTGGCGTCATTTGACAAAGGTAAAATAACACCAGCAGTTGTCCAAGTAATCGTCTTAACATTGGAATCATCTGGGATACGAGCACCAACTGCCTGAGGGCAGAAAGGATTTGAAATTGCACAAACTTTCCTAGCTGCCGACATGATTTTATTCATAGTCTCTGCTGCTAAGGTGTTCTTTTCAGCTCTGGGGGTTAACCCTGCTGCTTTGAGCGCTTTCTTTATACCTTTGACGGTCGAGAAATTACCACCGTTGCCACTCCTGTTATTATTTCCTGTACGAACAATAATAGCCTGAGACACAACTCCCTTATTTTGTTTTTTCCCTCGTTTTCGTCGGAGAGGGATGAAGACGTGGATCGCGTCTCCAGTTTTGGATTGAATAGTTTCTTCATATTTCATTTTAAAATTATTCATCTCTGGCCGGTACTCAGAGATGACTGGTAGCACCGCATGGAATTCAGGGTGAACCGAATATTCCTGAAAGAATGATAATGCAACTTGCTCGTCAACGACTGGAGAAAGCGCCAACTTATACACCGCTTTATAAAGGCGGGTTCCGTAAGGATAACCGACAAGAGGCCAAACGTGACTGCAAAATTCAATATCTTGAGAAATTGCGCTGTCACGAAGGGGCATGCCTAAGAAATCATAGGCCGCCTCTAATTCCTTATGAGGGTCTTCATTACAATCATCACCGGCTGCGACTGGATTGCTTAGTAAAAGGACAGAAGACAGGTAAAGATTAGCATAATACATCGCTGCAAAAGCACGGACGGTACGAACGTAAGTGTTGCAATTAGCGGTTTCGTTTCGACCGGTTGGTTGCCGGCCGTAAACAAATTGAGCATAAACCTTACCACTTGGTAATACGTAAAACTTTCGTGCCATAGTTCTTTCGAGCTGAATGACACGTTTTCCAAAACGAGACGTTTCCAATATCTGACGTCTACGGAGCGTGTGCTTAGCATGATAAAGCATTTCTTTCTCAGAAACAGTCCCATCAAAAGTAGGGACATCAGTCTGGAAAACACCGTTAGGGAACCTTTCATGAAGAATAGTCGAATCACTTCGAGAAAAACTAACACCAATAGCAGAATTAAACTCGAATCTGTGGTCCTTAAACCACTGGTCATAATCTTGATAATGCA